AGTTAAGCGAATACGATATAGTAGTATTTTCTAGGATGCTATCTAAGACAAAGGATAAGGATAACACTAAGGATATATTAGATGCTATTAAGAAGTCTGGTGCTAAGTTGGTAATGGATTATGACGACGCATGGAGATTGCCTAAATATCATGGACTGTATAAAGAGTTTGAGCAAAAAGGATTTAGATTAAGACAAATAGAGGCAGCAAAGGCAGCCGATGCGATAACAGTTTCAACGCCTTATTTAGAGAAGTCTATAAAGCCTTACAATAAGAATGTCCAAGTAGTTAAGAACGCAGTAGATTACAACAGCGTGCAATGGATGAAGTTTAAAACACCTAGCGATAAGTTAAGAGTAGGGTTTATAGGCGCAAAGGACCATGTCAAGGATATGGAGATGATTGCAGATGAGCTTTGCAAGATAGGGGAGTTACCAAACGTGGAACTTCACTACGGTGGATGGGCACCTGGTGAAGAGAACAACAAGATAGCGAGTTTTATGTCATGCGCTGGTGCTAGTAATATCTTTGATGTAATACCAGCTTTAGACGTTAATTGCTACGGTCAGATGTATAACCATATAGATGTTTGTCTGGCACCATTATACAAAGATGAGTTTACACAAAGTAAGAGTGAATTAAAAGCCTTAGAAGCTGGGTTTATGATGTGTGCTTTAGTAGCAAGTAATCAAGAGCCTTTTACGAATGTATGTAATGAAGATAACAGTATACTGTGTGATGGAGGTAAGGGATGGTATGAAGCAGTAAAGAGATTAAGTGAAGATAGAGACTTAGTAGCGACATTAGCAAATAGATTAAATAAAGATGTATTAGAGAACTACGATATATTGAAAGAAGCGAAAGTAAGGGAAGAGTTTTACAAGTCTCTATGTGGGAATGGGGAATAGCAGTAGAATACTTACCTATCTTATCTTACAATGTAAGTCATAGTATAGAGGGTGTTCATTTGTTTATTAAAGGAAATGTAGTTATGTTTGACATGAATAGAATATATTTGAATTAATGAGTAAGATAGCAGTAATATGTAACACCATGAATGAATACCACAAAGCAAAGATGGGCTTAGGTGTTACGTTAAGCAATGCAGGTAAAGACTACGATTTGTTTATATGGGATAACGGAAGTAAGAACGACCGTATAAAAGACCTTGTTAAATCCTTTGAGCCAAAGTTTCTGCACTATTCAGAAGAGAACGTAGGCAACCCAGTAGCTTATAATCAAATGCTATTAAGGGTAAAAGAACAAGGGTATGACTACGTGGCTATGATTGCCCCTGATATTGTACTACCTAATAACTGGCTAGCACTATCTGAAAGTATATACAGTAGATGCAAGTTAAAAGGGTTTTTAGGTTATGACTGGGGGTATAGACAAGAGCGTAACTTAGAGATGATTGAACAAGTACCTTTGCAGCATTCAGATAACGTGTATGGGTGTTGGTTCTTCTCAACTAAACTACTAGACAAAGTAGGTTTTATCAATGAGGAGTACAAGATGTATGGACGTTGGGATAGTGATTGGAACTTTAGAATAAACGCAAGTGGATATAAGTCCTACTACTTGCCACCAATTGAAATGCTAAAAAGCATACATTTAACCTCAAGCTGGAAGGACAATAGCACAGAGTATAGGAAGTTTAAAGACAAGTGGCTAAGACATAACACAGAGGTAGAGAAAAAGGAACTCCTTAAATACGCTAAGACTAATAACTTCTATGTTGCGCCACCTAAAAAGATTGAGTTATGAGTTTAGATAATCCAGTTAATAACTAATATAAGATGAAGATACAAGTATTAAGCGCAATGTATGGTCGCCATGAGGCAGTATCATTGGCATTAGATTCATGGTATGATGAAGGCCTTAAGTGTTTAATGGTTGTCAGTACGAAGAAAGATAGACACTTTTGTATAAACAGACAGATAGATTATATCCATGCTCCTAATTTTCCGTTATCTAATAAATGGCAGGCGGGTGTAAATTTCTTGAAAGAGTATAGTGACGCAGATGCGTTCTTAATATTAGGGAGTGATGACATGATTAAGGGAAGTGAGAACTATAAGACTTACCTGCTGCAAGGTTATGAGTTTATAGGTATAAGCGATATCTATGTACAAGACTTAAAGACTGGCGAGAGAATACATTGGAAAGGATACACTAATCACAGAAGAGGAGAGAGTGCAGGTGCAGGAAGATGTCTATCGAGAAGCCTAATGGATAAGTTAGACTGGTTACTATGGACTGGACAAATTAATAACGGTCTTGATTTTTGCCTAACTAAGCGACTTGATAAAGTGAATTATAAGTCAATCACTATAAACTCATCAATGGTAGAGATTACAGACTTAAAAGATAAGTATAGTGTTACACCGTTTCACAGATTTAAATGAGGGTTTACATAACAGGTTGTGCAAAAACGGGAACAACGCTTCTAAGACGTTTAATGAATGCTTTTGAGGGTTTGAGTGTAGCAGTTGATGAAATGTCTTTAAAAAGGTTTTTAGAGAGTGAATACGATGTGGCAAAAAGAAACGCAAAACAGATATTCAGTATTGGGGTTGATAATGACTTTATAAAGGAAGCAATTAAGCTAATAAAAGATAATGACGTTAAGATACTACACATCCATAGGAATAAAGCGGATGTATTAAAATCGGATAATGGTTATGTCCCAGAGAAAAGATACAACGATGTAGAAGATCAAATGGTTAAATACAAAAAACACATTACACATATTGTACATTTTGAAGAGTTAACCCACCATCCCGATAAGGTTCAAAAAGAAATTGCAGACGCATTGGGTTTAAAGATAAAACACAAATTCAGCGAATACCCAAACTTTATAGATGTTGAATCAGAGAAAATAAACAACGGCATCTATGAGCTTAGAAAAATTGAAAAGAAATAAGGTTGTGCGTGATGAGGTTAACGAAAGACTATTAAAGCACTACTCTAAAGCTATAGTAGAACAGATACGAGAATTTGGCAAAGCATAAAGTACATACTACTGATGTATTTCAGAAACTATGGGCAGCACTAAACGACCCTAAAGTGAGAGGTGTTGTATTGGAGGGTGGATCACGCTCGAGCAAGTCATGGAGCATAGCTCAAGCATTAATATTATACGGTTATCAGAATGAGGGTTTAACTATGATGGTTGCAAGGCAAAAGTACACATGGATTAGAATGTCAGTACTTGCTACTATGCAAAACGTAGTTCAATCAATAGGGCTGCCAATTCACTTTACTAAAACACCTTTTAGATATGAGTGGAATAACAACGAGTTAACATTTGGAGGACTAGACACCCCACAAAAGATACATGGTGTAGAGACTGATATATTTTGGATTAATGAAGCAATAGAAGCTACTAAGGATGATTTCGACCAACTAGAACAAAGATGTAAGGGTAAGTGGATAATGGATTACAACCCGTCAACAGATGAACATTGGATATACGATAACGTATTGAAACGTGATGACGTGGTGTATATTCATAGTACGGTATTCGACAATGAGTTCGCCCCAGAGGAAGTAAAGAAGAAGATACTAAGCTATGAACCTACCGAAAAGAACATAATAGCAGGTACAGCAGATGAGTTTAAGTGGGAAGTGTACGGACTAGGTAAGCGGTCAAGACGTGAGGGCGTGGTATTCACTAATTGGGCAGAGTGTAAGAAGATGCCTACCGAGTATCAATGGGAAGTGTACGGTATTGACTTCGGGTTTACTAACGACCCTACAACAATCATAAGGGTAGTATTTTCAGACGGTCAAATATGGCTAGATGAGTTATGTTATGAAACGGGAATGACTAACCAGGACATTTCTAAGCGTCTTTTAAGGTTAGGAGTGACACAAAGCAAGGAAATAGTAGCAGACAGCGCAGAGCCTAAAAGTATAAGAGAAATAAAACTAGAGGGCTTTAATATACACCCATCCGTAAAAGGGCAGGACAGTATAAGAGCCACCATAGACATAGTACAGAGGTATAAGATAAACGTAACGGAGAGAAGTGAGAATGCTATTAAGGAACTAAAGAACTACGTATGGATGAAAGACTATGCTACGAATAAGTACAAAGATAAGCCAATAGACGACTATAATCATATATTAGATCCCTTAAGATATATTGCTGAAAGAAAACTAAGTAAAAAACAAAGCGGTGTTTATATTATTAGATAATTTTATTATATTTGGGTTTAAGGTGAAGCCACTACCTAGAAAGTGTGGTATTAATATCTTTAAAAATTAGACGCTCCATCTAAGCGGTTAGTAGGAGTTAATTTATTTAAAGGTTTGGTCAATTAGGGGGGTAGTCGGCAAACGAGTGTTGCCCCTTTTTTAAAATGATAGATATGGACACAAACACACAACCATATTACAAAGGCAAAGACAGCCTATACAAGTTTGCAGAAGATTGGGGATTGAATGCCTATGAGTTTGACATACTTAAAAGAGTAGTAAGGTGCCGTCACAAAGGGGAGTTTAAAAAGGACTTAGAAAAGACAAAGGATTTAATAGATATTTATTTGAAAGAGTATGAGTTGGAAGGACAAGACAGTTAGAGACTTTATACGTATTCAAGAGGTAATACACCTAGAACTTAATCCAGTTAAA